GAAATAGCGACAGCGATATCGTTGCCACGTACACCACCACACTTAGCAGTAGCGATAGTAGATTGAGCTTTAACCGCATCGGAATTTAAACGATATAGATATAAAGTTTTAGTGTTAATGAATAAGTCACGTAGACCTTTCATTTTTTCATGAGCATAATCGTAACCGAAGATTTTAACGGAATCCTTTTGGAATTCTTCTTGTTCGACACGCACGATTTTTCCTGTTTCGCCCCAGTCAAGAGATAAAGCCATTGTTGCGTAACCGCGATCTACGATTTCGGCAAATGCTTTATTTTTGGAAACGAAGTTAATGTATGCGCCTGGCAAAGTTTTATTTTGAAATAGCCAGTAGCCGCCACCTAATGCCATTGAGTAGTTCTCCTTTTATTTAAAAAATTAATCGTTGAAAACTTCAACGATAGGCTTAGTAAGAGTATCTTGTAGTAAAGCTTCAACTTCTTCGATGCTGTATTCGCGATCTTCGATGACAGCGGCAATTAAGTCGGCATATTGTTTAAAACGTTCAGAAGCAATAATCACTTCTGGAGTAAAAGTAGGAACTGGAGCAGTAGCTTCTTCTTCTACTGCAATATTAGTATCTACTACTTCTTCAGTCTTTTTTGTTCTTGGCATGTTCTGTTACCTCTTGATTTTGATTTAATGTAAGCATAGGGTCCTTTAAAATGTAGGATGCCGTCCGTTATACGGTGACTCATATCGATACCGTTAAGGAGTGATCCATCGGAGAGGGTTATGTATTCGAGGTCGAAATACAAGCTTTCCGTAATCGGATTAATTTGTACCTTTTGCTCTTCGATATAATCGTCGTCTGAAATAAAGAACATAATATCGAAGTCGTTACGGCGTTCGTACCGTATATCCATGATATGTGTTTGTTCTGTATTAAGAGTCTCTATTACGAAACACGGGAATTGTGCATCTGATTTAATCTCGTCGATGTATATAGGATATTTAAAACTGTTAAATAATGATTTAGCTATGCCGTCGATGATTTCGTTAATGTAGTTCATTATTTGCTCCACGTTGATAAGTAGTCGTCGAGCGCGTTCTTCATAATCTTATCTGAAGCTCTTCTCGTAGCCGCTTCTGCCTTCTCTTGCATCCGTAGGCCTTTAACAAACGACTTTGTAAGACGCTTACCTAATACGGGAATAAAACGTCCTGGTTGTTGTCTGTGTCCGTCGTTAACGTACGATGCATAGGAAGCTGAATTAAGTACTTTAACAGTAGAGTCGTTAATACGTTCGGCCTCCCACGATCGTCTCATGTGTTCCGATACGGAGCGATATTTGCCGTCTGGCGAAGTCTTAGTTTCACCGACTGGCGTATTAGCTATCGCTTCGGCTAAATAATGTTGTGCTAAGTTATCGGTGATCTCTTCGTTTAATGAAGATACGTTATTTTGAAGCTCTTGTGTTCTTCTTAATAGCTCGTCGAATCCCGATAAATCGATCGTTACGTCAGCCATTATGTTTACTCTTAAGCGTCAACTGTATCTCTTGATGAGTATCGTATAACGCTACTTGAGACGAAGCCGTATAAGCGAAGTGTCGACCGTTACGGATAACCTCGATATCGGTACCTGGCTTAATCTCGAGATCTGGCGAAATGAATAAAACTACGGTCTGAGAAGCCGATGGTAGCTTATTAACGATGTCGTTAGATTGAAGCGTTTTAAATGAAACTCGACAAGGGTAACTAACTGCTTCGAGTTCGCCGTTCTTAATTATGCCAGTGAGAGGATCTTGAATAGCCTTTCGTTGTTCAGTAAGAATACATGTATCTTGATAAAGACGCTCGAAATGTTGACGAGCTACCATTTTAATGTTCGATAACATGTTATGTCTGTACCTTCCAATGAAGTCCATTTACTGATAAGAGAAGATAGATATGATAAGGTATTGTCGCCGCCAAATTCGATTTCGGTGTCGCCTTCCTTAAGCCTTTTGATTGGTTGAAGGTCGGCTTCTTTAAGAATCAAATCCTTATGGTGATCGATAAACCTTGCGGCCACTCTTTTATCGAGTAGTCCAGAGAGTTCGGAAGGCAAATCTTCTAGGTTGAGGATATTAAGAAGATATTGCCGTTCCGCATCATAGATATATTGAAGAACGTTGTCGTATTCTTGTGTCACATTAAAATGTGTCGAGAATCGTATTAGTTCTTTTATTTGATCCATGATATTAACCTATATTATTTTTTGAAAGTTGCTTTAACTACTTTAGACTCGTTAGTCAAACCTACAGCATAGTGTGCAGATACTACGATATCAGTAGACAATGCTTTAGCATGACGTTCAGTTTCGAGGTTAGCTTCTGCTTTAGTATAGATAGTAACAGCTGGAAGAGCTGGAGTACCGTCTTCGACTTCTGGAGTCAAGCATACGATGAAGTTATCGATAGTAGCTTTAGAGTCATCGATACGACGAGATGCAACGACACGACAGCCAGCGATCATACCGATTTCACCGTTCATCATTACGTCGGCATTATATTTATTGCGGTCAATGAAGTTAGGGTCCAAACGTAAAGTTGTTACTTGGCTAGGAGCTACGAACAATACTTTGTCTGTGTTGCCTTCTTCATTCAATTTATCGACAGCTGCTACAACACCTTCATAGGAGATAACTTTTGTGGAAGTAGCTGCCAAAGTAGTAGTACCCAATGCTGCTAATACGTCGTTATCGATTTTATCTGCCATAGACAAGGATAATTGATAAGTAGCTTGACCGACAGGATCGCCTAGACCAGAGTTAACTGCTTTATCTGTCAATGTGATAGCTTTACCAGCTGTCTTAATTTGAACAGTTTTAGTAGAAGCGGACATAGTAGCAGTCGTTACTTCAGCGCCTTCTGCTACGTCTTCAGCTGCACCGATATAAGCCCATGCCGGGATAGTTACAGTGTCGCCAGGAACGCCTTTAAGTTCTTCGTTAACAGCTGCGAATTGTGTGAATTTCAATGCTTTAGGCAAGCCAGCAGATACCATATCTTGCATAACTTGAGGGTTAATAATATTTGCGAGTTTCGTTTCGTTTGCCATTGTTAGATGGTCTCCTTGTAATTAATTAGTGAGATAATTCTTCGTACAAATCGGGATCGGATTCTTGTAACTTAACGCGATCGAGATAAGATAATTTTTTGAATTGTTCTTTAGTTAAACCGTTATCAGTTTTAGGTGTAGCTTCCCCTGGCGTAACTCCTTTAATAGAATCTTGTTTGAATAAATATGGATCAGATTCTTTTAAAGATTGAATTTGTTCTTGAATACCAGTGATCATATCGTTATCGAACGTAATCTTAGAGCGATCTAATAAGCCTGTTAAGATGGATTGATTCATAGCGCCGGCTTGCAGTACTTCTTTAGCGATGGCTGTGTCGATTTTCATGTTCTTAATATTTTCGACGTAATCGGCTTCTCTTTTGGCTGCGGCGTCTTGAAGTTCTTTGATTTGAGATTGCAATGCTTCGTTCGCTTCGTTAGTTTTCGATAAGGATGCGATATCGTTAGTTAGGTTTTCAATTTCTTTCTTAGCGCTCTTGTACGCATCGTTCTTCTCGTTAAATTGAGCTTTAGATACGTAGTTTTTACCATAATCTTCTATAATCGTTGCGCATTGTTCTTCGGAAAGGTTGAGTGCTAATAATTGTTCTTTAGTCATTGAGGGAAACTCCTTAAATTAATACATTTCGTTTGATTATCGTGAGTCACATCTCACATTGAATTAATTAGTTACTGTTTGTTCTTTATCGTCTTCAAACAATAAAAAAAGACAATATAATAAGAGTGACGCCGATTAGGTTAAGTAATCGGACTTCCACTCTTCGTAAGTCATATCGGGTATGTACTTTGTCTTCTGATCGGGTCTGGATGCTCGTGAATTAAGCGGTACGTTCGGTATCATCGTCGAACGACAATACGGATGGAACGGTGGAGCCGTTATCCCGGGTTTATAATCGGATAACGGTACGATATGTTTGTCGAGGTGACGACATATCGAAGACGTATGTTTATCGAGCGTCGCTAAGATCTGGTATTCTTTTACGTTTAACTCCTTAAAAGAATCGTGTAACGCTAATTCTTGAACGTATGCCGTTTCTGTTTCGACTAAGCGTCGTACATTAGAGATTTGTGTATTAAATGTATGTGATATACGTTCTGTTGTACGCTCTGACGGTTCTTGTGCTATAAAGGAACGTGTTATCTCTTGACGTAACTTGTTGATAAGTACATCTTTTTGTTGCCATATACGATCGGAGAAGTTTTGTTCGTTCCACGGTTGTCGTATAGTAGCTAATATCTGTTTCTTAGGTACTTGTCTAAAGGTTTGATAGTTACCTAATAGTGATTGTGTAGTATAGGCTGCTTTATAATAACTAGATTGGTATTGTTTAAGTAGGAAATCTGTTAAATGGGTATTAGTGTCGGCGGCCATCTCTTCGGCGAATTGCTGTGTCTGTATCCATAACGCTTCGATGCGTGAGAGACGTGATCTTAACGATGCATTCTCGAGGAGCTTGATCTGCTTAGGGGATAAGTTCTTCTGTTGTGCTAGCTTAATGTACTGTTTAAGTGTTAATTTAAATGCCTTAAGCTCTCGTGCCGTTAATTGTTTTTTGGCTTCTTGTAAGCTTATGCCGTTATTGTTCGCATATTTCTGGTAGAACGACTGTATTTGTGATAGTTGTTTCTCGAGCGCATACTCAGTGATCGATGATAGTTCGTTAAACTGCTCTTGTGCATCGAGGATACTTTGTTCTTTATCGCTTAGAAAACGATCTTCCCAGTACATGATTAGTTACCTTCGTATGTATAATCTTGGTTTAAGGTTTCTTGTCGTTCTTTTTTTATTTGTTCGAGTTCTTCGTCGACGTTTACTGTAAATGGATGATTAGCTACGAGAGTTCTTTCGGAAAGGATGCCGACAGAATCTTTAATAGCATTAATCGTGTCTTGTTGATTAACCGGTAAGTCTCTATTAAAGATAAAGTTAATAGAAGAAATAATCGGAAGACTGTTAAGGGAGCGATAGGCATTAATAAAGTCCACTAAATGATGTAGCGACGCTTGGAATTCCGCTTCGAGATCGTTAGCGTCGAGGTCGATATCTGAGTACATCGAATTAATATTCATCTGATTCGGATTATTCGCCATACGATCATCCTTTGCATCGAAGCCTCGGCCATTCGTAATGATCGCTCGTTCGAGTTCTTTAATAATCGTCGTATAGTTAGTCGCATCTACGTTAACGTTAAGTGCTTCGACATCGCCTTGTACTTCCGGAGTCGAGGATATTTTAATCACGCCGTGTTTAGCTAAGTTATGTCGGAATTCTTCGAGATTAGTGCCATCGTATCCTTTAAGTACTAAGATCGTATTATGTACGTCTTGAGACATCACGTTAGCGAAGTTAGATATCATTTGATTAAGAGCGTCTTGTAGAGTCTTAATACGATCGAGTAAGAACGTTTCGTCTGAGTTAGGCTTAAACCAGATTAACGGTACGGACGTCCAGTTATACGAGATATCGTTCTTATGAATATATGCCGTATTTAACTTGGACGTATCGGGAGCTAATTGACCGTTAGAGTAAATATAATAATGTACGCCTTCGGGTAAGTAATATTCGACGTGTGTTTCGGTCGTCGTTATAGAAGGACTTTGATAGATCTCGACGTCGTAGAAATGAATAAAGGCATCGAGTTGTTTGTGTGCTTCGTCATGCCAGAACGGGATAACGTTTTCTGGTTTAAATCGTTTAAAAGACAAGTTACCTTGTTCGTCGATAAACGGATGTAGATAACCGATCGAGCACTGATATACATCCTTACCTAATTCCTTTAATAGATTCTGGAAGCTTGGATTAAAGTACTCGGTTACGTCGATATCGTCGTCAGTTTGTGTATCGATCTGTTGTGATAATAGATAATTTGTCTTTTGATCGACTAGATCGTCGAATAAGTTATTAATGATTTTATTATTAGGTATGATACCGGACGCATCTTGCATCGTATCTTTAGCCGTATATACGAGATGCTTAGGTTCTTGTTGATTCCCTAAATAATATTGTCGTGATAAAAGCATCTTACGTCGTTTTTTAGAGTACAGGAATTTCTCGTATTCGGCTTGTACGAATTGCTGTTCCGAGATACCTGTATTGCGACGTATGATGTCGATCCATTGTTCGGTAGTATTCATTGGACATCCTTTAATTAATCGAATGAGAATATAGGAGTTTGTGTATTAATCTTTTCGGCGACGCCTGTTAAAGCATCGGGAGCATCGTCGTGTAGGTTTTTACCTTCACGCTGATAAGAAGTTATGGCTTTATAAAACTCGGGGAATTTGTTGTGCCAGTTTATCGGGAAGTATATATGTTCCATTACCCATGTAGCATTAGATAGTATTCGTGATTGTTTATTCTTTGATTGATGGAACGGTATGATTGTTGTGTAGTTAGTATTATGTATATCTGTTAAATAATGAGAGATTTGACGTGAGAATCCTCGGCCGCCGTTGTTCGATTCGATGTACGCTTCGTTAACTTTATAATCGAACAAATGTTTTGCTACTAAGGGCTCTGTTATCTCCATCGGTTCGTTTGTATATATAACGTCGAGGATATACGCTTCCTTTTGTCGGATGCCGTATATGATCGAACATAGATAGTCAGTACCCGTATCGGCTGTATCAGTGTACGACTGTATCTTCTCGAATTGAGGTAGAACGTCGTATGTTTTTAAGGACGAGTATAGTTGTCCTTTAAGGTCGATCGGCTCTTGCTGGTAGTTCGCATAGAATATATCGGGCGATATTAATTTCTTTTTCTCTTCGTAAGACTCACGGGATAGTACTTCGTCACATAACATCGTTCCGTCATCTTGAAGTGCTTTAAGTGATACGACTTCGGCATCGTCTTTGAAGTGATTAATAATACGACCAGCTAAGTCGTCTGAGGCCCAGCGTGTCATAATAATAATGATTTTGCCGCCCTCTTCTAAACGAGATAACATCGTATTAGTGAACCATTCGAAGTGAGCTTGTTTCGTAAGTTGATTATTTGCCTCGAGAGCATTCTTAATAACGTCGTCGATAATCATTAAGGTACACCCGAAACCGGTTGCTGTACCGGAAGGCGATGTAGCTAAGTAAGATGAATATTGACCTTCGAGGCTCCACATGTTCATAGCCGCATCACCCTGTTTAATCTTTACGTCGGGGAATACATCGGAGTATACCGGTGTAAATGGATCGGCCTTATTCGTTTGAATAGCATTTCGTACTGATTTAGCGAATTGTGTCGATAAGGTTTCGTTATAGGATCCTGTCATAATCTTTTGTGTCGGATCTTTACCGAGATACCATTCCGTAAACATAATAGCTGTTCTAGATTTACCAGTACGAGGTGGCATTGATACTATTAATACTTTCTTTAAAGATTGTGATACGAAATGTTGTAAGGTAGCTGTTAAATGAAGAAGATAAGGCCGCGATCTCTTATAAAAGTCTGGAGCCATTAATTCGCAATAGTCGAAGAAATCTCGCCTAGCGAGTTCTAGCTTCGCCTGGTATCGAATATGTCGTTTGAGCTCTGGCGTCATTCTCAATTGGCTTGCTTTAGAAATTCGTATCACCTCCTTTAAGTGTTCGTATATGTTCGTATAAGTTCAAAAATACATAGGGAAAGTTAATCGGGTTTATTATCAATTAGCTTTCTAAGTTCTTCTGTCGTTAATGATTGAACCGGATTATTAATTGTAGTATCCATCTTGATTCGTTGTTCATATGCAGCATCCATCTTGTTTAAGATATCGAGTGCTTTTAAACGATCGGTAGCTTTTATATCTAAGTCGTAGATAAACTGTGTCAGTAAATTTCTCCTGTCTTCAATACTTGCTACACGTTGTTCGTGTCTTTTGTTGACACGACGCTCTAATTCGGCTATGTAAGCTTGAATGGCCGGTTTTTCCAAGTTTTCGCTGGCTATGTTAAGGGCAGCTTTACGTGTCTTGCATTTATAACCCGCTTCTACTGCGGCTTTATAAGCATCTTTATTACTGGCCACGTATTCTTCACAAAAGACAGTTTGTTTATGTGTTAAAGTGTATCCATCGACAATAAGTTTGCCTCTGGAGTTTTCTTTGATGGCGATGGATCTCACCTCTTTCGTTGTTTAATGTATTAGTAAGTAGTTAGTTATAACTACGAATATATGTTTGGTTAGTAGGGCAAAAAAAAGAACCCTCGTTAGAGGGTATCTTTTTTCTACAGTAGTAAATTTTAATCAAAGATGTTAGAAAAGGACTAAAATTATGACATCTTTTTTAAGGGTATAAATAATAGGAGGTAAATTTTAAATGTTTTGTACCCTTCTAATATTATATTATGATGTTAAGGGGAAATTAGGGGAAGATGTTGTTAGTATTATTAATAGTATTGTTATTAAGATATATATAAGAAGCTATTAAAAATAAAAGAGGCGGTCGATTTGTGTTCGGCCGCCTTTATTGTTCTTATGTAGTTCGTTAATATAACGACATGATCATCATAGGTAAGTACATTGTTAGTAGTACGAATAATATGATTAATAATAGTTCGTTATCCATTGTTGCCTCCATGTAATACTTCACATACTTGTTTGAGGGCTTCGACATGAATATATTTAATAGCTCTAAAGGTACATCCTCTATTTTGTGTGTAAGACTGTTCCCAGTTACTAGCTATTTGTACGAGAGGTATATCGTTTAGGTAGTAGTTAGTTAAAAGTAACTTATAGCGGGCATCTGGTACTTTATTAATAGTATTAATGACTTCTTGTTGTATGGCGATATATTCTTTCTGAGAAGCTAACTCTTCTTGTTTGTATTTAGTAAGGAGTGATTGTAACTCGCTATCGTCGATACGTGAGATGTCTTGTTGATAAAGTTTAGTTAAGGCATTCGATTGTTTAAGGTTTGTCTTGGCATCTCGATATCGATATAAGTATTTACGGGCTAAGTTAGTATTATAGTAAGGATGTTCTTCGTTAAAGAGTGGTTGTTCAATATAGTTATTAGAGTTATCTAGCAGTTCTTTGATAAGAGCTTTCTGTTGTTTAGTATACTTCATAATAATAAGTCCTTTAGTATTTTATATATGTATGATAAGAGAGATGATTAAGTAAGCTATTAAGGAGAATAAGGCGATCATGGTGTACACGATCGCTTTTAAATAAAATGTCGATGCGATGACGACACGATTATTTTCGTGGTCAATAAGAATATTAGGTTCTTCGTTCGGTTGTTGTCTTCTAATGTTGATTGTCATGAGATAGTGCCTTTCTTAATTTCTTGAGCGCTCTAGATTTAGCATCGGATACTAAGTTTAGTTTAAGGTGTAATCGTCTAGCTATTTGATGTATAGATAGGTTCTTATAGTAAAGCAGTATAATAACTTCTCGTTCTCGGTCGCTTAAGCACGACATATCGATCGTAGGTTCAGTCATGTCATCGAGTACGTCGTCGAATGCTTTTAAGGCTTGTTTGTCTTCGACATGTTCTAGGATCGATACCTCACCTTCTCCATCGTTACACAAGCGATCTAATTCTTCGACTGAGAGCGTATTAAGTATCTCGATTACGTTGTATTCCTTAATGTTTGTGATCTCGGAGATGGCTTCTGTCGTGATTGGTTTATTTAGGCGTTCAAGAAGTTCTTTAGCCTTATTAATCTTCTTAAGCTTCTCGATAGCTGCTTGAGGTAAGCCTATTGTTTTATTTCGTCTAAGGTAATCGCATATCTGTCTAAAGATACCTCGACGCATATAGGTCGTAAAAGAAGCCTCGTGAGTATAATCATAGTTCTCGAAAGATTCGAGTACAGCAATCATACCTTCTTGAAATAGGTCTTCAATATCGTCGACGTTCTTATATATGGAAGCGATACTAATAATTTGTCCGCACTGATTTAATACTAAGTCTTCTTTGATTTGTTTCTTACGTCTTAGAGATGGAGTAGTATGGTATTCCTTAAAGAGAGCTTTTTCTTCTTCTTTAGTAAGGTATTCTGTAGTCGGTATGAGATAAGATAATTTCATGTTGTTATTAATGTCCTTTGTGTTATGTTATGTAATAGATAAAGCTGTTAAGAATGATGAAT